TTCAATGCAGCCAACTACTTCTGCTGCTATGAACGGTATCGGTCATACACCACTTGGACCAGTTGAAGGCACTTCAGTTGTCGTCATGTATCTTGACGATTCATACCAGCAAGGTATCATGTTGGGTGCAGTTGGTGGTATCGCAACTAACCCTGTCCCTATTGACTTTGATGACTCTGGACCAATCGTCGAAACTGATACTGCCAGTAAAGATATTATTCGTTTAAGAAGTATTCCTGGACCACAAAACGGGCAGATTATTAAATTGTATGACCCTGAATATAACCGTCAGGATCTTACATCAAAATTGTCAGCCAACATGCGCGTCAGTGGGTTCGGTATTGAGTATGGATCAGTTATTGTTTCCATTGATAGTGGAACACAAATCACCATCTCAAAACCAGTTCGCGAATATGTTGAAAACATCATTGAATTTGAACCACCATTGGCTTCTGTTCAAGCTGTTGTTGCTTCTGCTACAAACATTACTGGTTCTACCCTTGATCAAAAATCAGATACAGTAAAGACAACTCCAGTCAATACAGAAATTCCAACATTACCCCCTTTACCAGAGTTTAAGAATACTCAAACTAAAGCGTCAGAAGGTATTAAAGCACTTATCGCTGCATGTGATAAAGTTGGTTTGGTTACCAAAGAACAGAAGTGCGCTTTACTAGGTATCGCTGGTGGCGAATCTGGATGGATCCCACAAAAAGAATCTTACAACTATTCAGACTCTAGATTGAAACAAATCTTCAGTTTTGCCACTGATGAAGACGTTGTAAAATATGCTAATGCGACTAAGAAGGGTGTAACCCGCGAAGAGTTTTTCTCTTGGTGTTATGGTCCAACTAAACGTGGTAAAGGTTTCTTTGGTCACACATCTGATGCCATGGCTGGTAAATACTATGGTCGTGGTTTCATCAAGTTGACTGGTTATTCAAACTACAAACGATATAACGACATGGCAAAAGCTGCAGGTTTGGATATCGACATTGTCAACGACCCAGATTCTTTAGACACTGACATTAACGTATCAGCTCTTGTAGCTGCTCTATACATTAAAGACAGAGTATCAAAGGGTGTTAATCCAAATTCACACCCAGACTATTTTTATGCAGCTAAGAAAGCTGTTGGTGTAAACTCACCAGATATCGCCGCACGTAAACTTCGTTATTATGAATATTTTTACGGTAAACAAGGTAGTGGTGGCGTTTCTAAAGATGCTGGTGCAGCTATTCCAGCTGTCGAAGACTCAACTGAATCAAAACCAGGACCATCTAAAAAGTCTATCGAGACTGGTTCGTTTGGCTTGGGATTCCGCGATCCAAATAATAAATACCCACTTCAAGAATACATCGGCGAATCTGACGTGAACCGTTTGGCTCGTGGTGTTATTGAAGGTACAGTTGTTAAGTTAAAAGACGCAAACCGCAAGGTTGGTATCCCGACTGCTAGTGGTGGACAGTGGGATCAACCAGCTGCTCCATTCGGCGCTAAGTATCCTTTCAACAAGGTTTATGAAACTGAATCAGGGCACATTCAAGAGTTTGACGACACTCCTGGTCAAGAACGTGTTAACACATATCACCGCTCAGGTACATTTACTGAGATAGACGCCAACGGCACCCAAGTTAATTATATTGTTGGCGATAACTTTGTTCTTATGGAACAAAATGGATGTATCCACGTTGCAGGTGAATGTAATATCACTGTTGATGGACAAACAAACATCCTTGCTCGTTCTGACGCTAATATCAAGGTTGAACAAAATGCCATTGTCACGGTTGGTAACAATTTAGAACTCGGCGTGGCGAATGACGTTTCCATGGCAGTTGGTGGAGATTTTACAGCAAAGGTTGGCGGAACATTCAAACTAGATGCTGGTGATTTGGTTATGAAATCACAATCAGACTACACTGTTCAATCAGTTGGTGAATATTCTGCCAAAGGTGCTAAGGTTGCTATTGAGTCTGAAGGTGATGCTGACTTCAACGTTGCTGGGACGTTCAATATGAATTATGCTGAAGGTAACTTCGGTGTGAGCGCAGGTAGCGCAGCTGATGTTGGTAATGTTGAGTTGGCTGCTCCTCCAGCTGGTACTCCATTAAATTCTGTTATTGGTTATTCTATTGCTCCCCCAAGAGAGTTTGAAGAGAAAGCTGTTGTTGAGACTCCGGATGATTGGGATACTCCAGAAGGTAGAGCCGCAGCGCAAAAACAAGCAACCACTGAGGGTGTTGTCGGCGCAGTTATTCTTCCTGCTGCAGATGAGGTCGCACCATCACCTACTGGTGGTTCTAACAAACCAGTCACCGTTGATAAGAACGACATTCAGAACACAAGAGACTTCACTAACGATTACCGTCTGTCTAAGAACATCGTTCTTGGTATGATGATTGCTGATAAGAAACACGTACTAACCCCTCAGATGTTGCAACCAGCTTCTGGTGGTCAAGAACGTCTATACACTGTACAGGAAATTGTAGGTAACTTGGCTGAAACAGCTCATAACATTCTTGAGCCAATTATTGACGTGTTGCCAGGTGGTCGTTCTGGTTATGGCACTCAATGGGTTATCTCTTCAGGGTATCGTTTGAAGGGTGTTATTAAGAATGAATCTCCAACATCAGACCACTGTAAGGGTCACTGTGTTGACATTGTGTTGAAGTTGCCAGACAAGTACAATAAGACATATGAGATGATTCAGAAGATTGAACCATTGATTGTATATGATCAACTTATCTTGGAATATCGTTTCCCAGAATCTGTATGGATTCACATGAGCTATCGTAAGGATAACAACCGTAAGATGGCGTTCACTATGGTAAACGATAAGACATACAAACGTAACGCTAAAGGTCTACCAGCTGGATTCTTCTTGTTGAATACCATTCCTCCGAAGGGTACAGTATAATGGCTGCTGTTTGGAATATTGAAGAACTTCCAAACATAGATGAGTACGTTGCGTTCAGCCATTCGTTCACGTACTCAGATGACGAGTTTCCATCTCAAACATATACCGTTGTTTTAACTCCATCAGAGACTAACCCAGAGACAGTCTTTATTAGTGGCAACAACGTTTCTGGTTACTATTCAGACGTATTCGATATGTTCGTAAAGTACAAGACAAAAGCTGTACCTAACGAGTATATTGAAGTGAACAACTTTAGAAAAATTGTGGTTGAAAAACTGGAACAAATTATTGAATATAGTCCAGACTTAACCCCAAACAAGACATACACTTATACTGCGAATGTTTATAGTGAAGGTGACTTAGTTGACACAAGAGTCTTTACAAAAATTGTTAACAATAATTGGGATTTGAACAAAGAGCTTTTGCTTCGTTACATAACAAACACAACTGTTGCCGACGAAACTCTTTACAAACAATGGATAAATAGTATTAATGCTGCTCCAGTTAGATGGAAGAACACGTCTAACGTTGTAATTAATTGGATATAAAATGCAAATCCCAAATACGTTTAAACTAAGAACTGGTGCCATTCAATTGGCAGACTTAGATGCAAACTTCGATATTATCCAAGTTACAGTAAACACGCAAGCTGAGACTATCCTAAAAGTCCAGACAGATATTTCCAACATCCAAACATCTATCGCTAACTACTCAGCGATCCCTATCGGTTGTATTGTTATGTGGGGTGGTTCTGTATCAAATATACCTTCTGGGTGGAGACTATGTGATGGTACAAATAACACTCCAGATTTAAGAGATAGATTTGTTATTGGCGCAAGGTCAGATTCTTCTGGTCCAGCTACAACTTTCGTTACTGGCGCTGATACGAAGTCTGGCGGTAATAAAGACTCAGTTGTTGTTAGCCACGGTCACACTGCCACATCTTATGCTTCTTCTTCTGGTTCGCTAACATCTGACTCAGACGCCTGGTCTGCTACATTTTACGCTTCTGACTCTGGTTTATATGCAGCTGGGGGTTCTGCGTCTAACGCTGGGTATAATGGTAACACGTTTGATGATAATTTTTATTCATCAACAAATAATGAAAACAGAGGTGTGACTATTTCTAGATCAAGAAGCCACAGTCACACCGCAACGATAACAACAACAGTTACAACTACTGTTACGGATTCTGGACAGTCTGGCACTAATAGAAACCTACCACCATATTACGCATTAGCGTATATTATGAAGGTTTAATATGTCAGGAGTTTCAGTTATCGGAGACACTACAACAGGGCACGAAGGCTATCCACCAACTAAAATGGTATCTTCTCCAGTATCTAAGACCAAATTTAACGGTAAGAAACCAGGAGTTGTTGATGAGGCTTGTCAGTTTGCAGCTCATTCTAAAGGCAACTCAGTGCACCCACAGGATATAAGATACCCAGTAGAAGGTTCTAAAAAGACCAAAATTGAAGGGTATTACCTTGCAAGAATCGGGGATAAGTTAGCAGACGGAGACGTTATTGCTAAAGGATCTGACAACACTTTTATAGAATAAGAATAAATAATATCTATGGCAAGAAATACAA